TTATCGTTGCGGAATATTTAAATACCAGCGTTTATCATGAAAATCTTGCGCTCCGCCTTGCGTGTTACCTTTCGGATCGTTCGTTGCACGCATCATAACATATACTTTCTTGTTAGGAAAATTACGCATATTGAAAGAAACATGATAGCCAACATTACCATAAGTGCCGTAGGGTTGGTTTACGTCTGGGCGTGAAACACCATTAGCATTTACTCGCACTAACTCTTTGCCAGTGTTGTAATCCATAATAAAGATATACTCATACTTATAGTTAGCAATGTGCCATCCAGCAACATGCAAGTTTGCGTTTTCGATTTCCCCAAACTGATCAATGTGGGCGTAATTTGTTCCATCTGTCAGCGTAGGATTTGCTGCACCTGCTCTAGTTGGATCAATGACTGGTTTATCATCTGAAGTTGTCGGATTTTCATCGGTAAATCCATGAGCTAAATCATATGCTAATTTTTCTTTACTTACGCCCATTTCAGAAAGATAACCGTAAGGATCTGTATGATCGCCCCAAATATTTTGCGTTACCCATAAATGCGATTTGATTCCTGGTTGGTTATAAGGCGTGTCCAATGTTAATGGAATACCATATTTCATTGCTGAATCTCTAGCCAATTCAACATATGCTTTATAGTTCTTTTCAAAAGTTGCTTTATCGTGCGTGTGTTGTAACTCAATCTGCACAGGACTGTTGGCATTAGCATATGAACCAGCCCCATACTGCACATAACCAGGTTGTCCGACTTGATAAACAATTCCACCGTCTCCCACAATGTAAGCAGTGTAAGCACTAGTCCATGAACGTTGCATATACTGCGCTTCATTTCGTCCTGTCGCAGTTTCGTTTGCTGTTTCATGCAATAGAATATATTGGTTATTTGCTACTTGTGAGCTACCTTCGTTTGGGTCCAAATTAAATTCATTGTTAATCGTATAGGCAAACCCATTAATCGGCAATAAAAAAAGAGCCGTTAACAGGCTCAATGATAAAATGATTTTCTTCTTCATTTTTTTCCTCCTATTTTTTCAAATTATAAGCCGACACACCAGTGATAACACCTAAAAACGTCGCTACTGCATTGATAGTCAGTACTGTCATATCTGTTCCATTCCATCCATACGCTTTGCCTAGTGTTGCAACTAATACAGATGTAGCCGGAAGTACCGTAAGTACCGCCCACTTAATGATTTGATAATATTTATCAGGTAAGATCATCTTTATTCATCTTCTTTCTATTTTTATCGAGATGTTTCCCTAAATAAAGTTTTAATTTGTTGTGTGTGTTCTACCAATTTTTCTGCATGTGTATCTAATCTTTCATCGTGTTTCTTTAGTTCTTCATGAATCATCAATCGATCTGATTTGCTAGATTCTAAATCTTTAGTCAGCAAATCTAAATTGTGACTTACTTTTGAAAGAGTCTCAGTAATCTTCGAGAAAGATGCAGTAATTGGTTTTATTACTAATAAAATCAAAGAAACAATCGCAGTGATTGATCCTGCGATTGTTCCCCATTCCCCTAAATTAATCATGTGACAACTCCTTGAATCAAAATAAAAAGCACATCAATTAAGATGCACTCTCGTCTTTATTAATAATCTTATCTGCTTCTTCATCTGTGATACATAGTGGAACAAATAGACGAACTTGATCGTCAGTAAAACAGCCCCAATCATACATCATTTTCACATCGCTAAAACTAAACATGCTCCTCCACCTCCAATTAACAAACCTACTAGCCATTCCCAACTCATGCACTGTAATCCCCCTTAAGTGACACCCTAAAGCACCCTAGAAGTCACTAGGTCGCTTGTTGGAAACTTTCTGTAGATCTTGTTTTAATTTCCTATTTACCATTTATCACTCTCCTTTTCTCAATATAAAAAGGCAGCCGATTTCTCGACTACCTCGCTTTCATTTTGTTTTCAGTTAGTTCACAGTTTGGTTCTGTTGCTCGTAAGCTCTTGAAATAGCATTTCCGAACGCTGTAATTAAACTAGAAACAGAAGATACTACCCCATCTCCACCATCACCTTTTGATATCGAAGTGTTTGCTGAATCACACCATATTGCAAATACAGCCCCATAACCATTTTTATCCGTTTTTCTATTGTAAAAATCTTTCAAGAGCTCTGTCTGATTGATTACATCAACGCTTGTGCTGTTTTCTTCGTTATCTAAAATCCAGTAATATTTATACGAATTATTAATCAACTTATATCCTGATTTTTGAAGAACATCCGGTAAAGTATACTCAGCCCAATCTGTGTACCAGTAATATAATTCAACGTCTTTGCTGAAGTAGTAGTTATAATCCTTGTTATAATATACAGCTTCGTTATACATACGAGGGATTAAATCATGCTCTTTTACGACATCAATTAAAGTATTCGCAAAATTAACAACAAATTTGTAATTGCCCTCATTGTAGAATAAATCGAACCCTTCTGAACCAACAATCTCATCATAACCAATGTTCCAATGGTGAGAACCTCGACTAGAAAAATATTTACAATATTTTTTAACTACCGCTTTCGCAAATTTAACAGCAACATCATTTGTAATGTCTAGAGTGTTAGACCCTTCTAATTTAAACTGAGGAAAACGATACAATATTCTCCCCATATGCCCCGGCATGTCAAAAGACGGAACAACATCAATGTTTTTACTTTGAGCATAAGAAATAATGCTATCCATATCTGCTTGAGTATACCATTTATCCGGGCTTTCAGTACCTCCAAGAACACCAGATAAATCATAAGAAACACCGTCTTCATCTGTTACCATCATGTTGTCAAGTTCCAACCTAAACCCGCTATCCTCGGAAAAGTGCAACTGAATTTGATTGAACCCACTTTTTGAAATTTTATCAATAAGCAATTTGACATTCGCTACCGTAAAGTATTTTCTTGCACAATCAAGATGGAAAATCCAATAAGGTGGCTTTACAGTGTCTTCCCAATATAAGTTAGCTGGTTTCTCAGATAATTTTTTCTGGATTTCAGCCACGTTTTTGTTTAGTTTATCATTTTCACCTGTGTAACCTACAAAATCATTGTAAGTGGTATCTAAGTTTTTAGTAAACATGGGTTTGAATACTAATTGGTTAACAGTTTGACCGGCTTTTATTCCTATTGCCAAATACATTGATACCATGGGTTCTTCAAGGTAGAGCGGTTCAGTTCCATTTCCAATGTCTTTCCTGTTTGCTTTTACTTCTCCTTTAACATTTTTAAATGCTGTTTCTAGATAATAGGTTGATTCTCCACCGTTTTGAGGACACCCCAAAACCTTATAAATACCGGAATCAACAGATTTTTCAAAATAGCTTACACCGTTCAAGTGAAAAAGAGTGTCTACCGAAGCAGTTCCGTTGACGGTATATGTGCCGTCATTGTTGTTGGTTAATGTCACACCGTTGAGCGTTTTTGACTTAGCGGAGGTGTTAACCATATTGTATAGAGTTTGTTTTTTTAATTCATCTATATTTTTTGCGGCTTGAGAAATATTCGTTGCGTTTTTATTTATATTCTCGCTCAATATTGACGAAAAGGACGTACTAGAAACAAACTCCAAAACATTAGCTGTTTCGCTTGTATTTTCGGTTACTCTAGCAATCACAATTTTGAATGGTGTGTTTTTAGGAACAGTGTATTCACCTGTCGTCCAATTTGACATATGGGAATATACACCGTCGCTAAAAAAGAACAGTTTTATTCTGAACCCGTTATTAATAGTCAATTTAAGGTCTCTATCGAATGCAAAAATAGTGTTCGATGACACCCTGTATTTTATTGATTCAGACAATATCCCGTCATACATATCTGCTCTTACAAAACCGCCATACACTTCTAGTGTAGTAACACCATTTTCGGCTAGGTTTTTTAAGTTTTTATTGAGTTTGAGAGTTTGTTTTCTGACTGAATCCCCAGCGCTTTCATATAGTACACCGTCATATCCGATTCTTGCATCTATTAATTCTGCGTCACCAGTGGTGCTACCCTCTGAAAGCCTTGTGAAAGCGTCAATTCTTTTTCGCTCAACGTCTAGCGTACTATCGTCCGCCTTTTGTGCCAACTGTGCATCAACAAATGTCTTATCTGCTTTGTTAATTTTAAGTGTATCGATATCTGTACGGAATTCATTTGCGCCAGAAAGAACCTCGTCGATTTGTTGATTGGCTTGATCAATACGGTCTTCAAGTATAGTTAGATCATTTTGCGCTGAACTAACATTTTTAGAAACAGCTTCAACTTTTGTTTGTGTGTCTTGTAGTTGCTCTGTTACCTCGTCAACAGTTTGATCAATTGCTTGTGTGGCTCCCTCTACAAATTCATTTATTTGTTGGTTTGCCTTTTCAATCGTAGAATCCACATTTGTTAATGCTGCGTTAACAGCATCTGTCGCCTCTTGCTTGACCCCATCAAGCAGTTGTTGAAAGTCCTTAAAATAATATTCTCCATTCAATTGAACATCGCCATCAATGATAGATTTCTCAATATTAAAGGTAAATGCCAAATTGTCGGTATGACTGCCATCTGGAAAATCGATGTAAACATTGGCATCAACTTTACCCTCGTAAGAAAGTAACATGTCAGGAATCCGGTATTTTACAATCCCTTGCATGTAGCTTTCAGTAATGATCTGATTATCAAAAATTGGGAACTCCTTTTTCTCTTCCCCTTGATAGATGTGCATAAAAAGACGAACAGTCGCATCGATTAAATCGGTCGGACTTCCGTCTTGATTTTCAATATTAAATTGTAAAACACCAGCATTTTTATCATAAGATTTAAAAGTAAAGCCTGTAATCTTGGTGGCACGACTAACTGGTTCTGTAGGTACGGTGATCTCACCAACTTTTCTGTCTGCCAAATCAATCCCTCCTTCCTACTTAACGCCTTCTATCTTAATGATTTGAATTTCTGCGTTTGTACTTTTGTGGTAATTCATATTTTCAGTGATTGCTACTTGGGCGGAACGAACGATCTTATAGCTTGTATCCGTCACACGTTCTAATTTCAACTCATACATTTCCATACCGCCTGCATCGTCATATAAGTTAGTGAACATGACAACTGGCCCAGTCACGTTATTTGCTTCGTACACCTGACCGCCCCAACCTTGAATATGAATGCGGACGGAACTGTAGTGTTTCATGCTATCTTTTAAGTCTATCGTCGTACCCACGCCATGTTTTTCGCCTTTGAATAGCTCGAAGGTTGTCACAACTTTTCGGAAACCCGGGCTATTATAACCGTTGTCATCGTTATGCGTACGTGCGATATAGATATTTCCACCGTAACCGTCCGAAGCCCAAAGCAGTTTCCGTTTATTGTGTTCTTGCATAACACCTAGTAACATGATTGAACCATCGCCAAACATCGTGATTTGTCCGTTTTTGAACCATTGATTAGTGGTAGCGTAAAAGCCCGGTGGAACGTCGTACACGTTAGTATACTTCCAGCCTAGCTCATTATCCTTCAAAGCAATACCACGCGCGTTCATTGCGATTTCAGGCGTACAAAAACCGGCATTTAACGGTGTAGCATCGACATGAGCTTGTTGCGGCGTACCATCGAAATGAATTTCCAATTGTTGTAAAATCCATTTGACAGATTCTTGCAATTTTTTAACTTCTTTTTCCAATGTTTATACCTCCTTAATACGAGAAGTTGCGGTTAGTATAGTGACCTATGCCTTGTACTTTAATCGTACGTTGTGCTGTGTCGATTTGGACGTTGGCGAAGCCCGCTTCGTTCGCTGTGTTGTATTCCTCTTCGGAAGGAAAGGCTTTTGTTCCTACAATGATTTGCGTTGTACCTAAATATTTCACTGTTTCATAGTGCCAATGCCCTGCAAAGATTGCCACGACCGTTCCGCGTCCTTTCGTTGCGAAATTGTATGTCTTTTGCCCTATTGGACTAGGGTTGTGCCCTTGCATAGAATTGTAGTCGATTGTTACGCTTGATCCTTGTTTGAAGCCGTCTAGCAAAGTTGCTAGTTTCGTGACATTTGCTACGTCGTTTTCTCTTTCCATCGGTACATGTCCGACGATTACAACGTGATAACTTCTGTCAAGTTGTTCTAACCATTGTCCGAATGCATGCAATTGGTTTTGCCCTAGTTTGCCTGTTGGGAAGGTTTGTCCATTATAGTATCCGGCATGCTCAATAAATTTGCCTTGTGGGTTCGTAGCGTCTTCGAAATCATCGGTATCGATACGGTAAATTGCAACTTTTTTACTAGGGAACAAAGTAGCGCCGAAGCGTCCGCCGTAAGCTTCCCTAATGTCCGAACCTGTCAACGAATCTTCTCGGGAACGTCCATCGACTTGATACGGAATTTTCCCTGTTTCGTGGTTACCACGGCAAAGAATGATCGGAACTTCTGCGCCTGCTGTCGCTACGCTAGCAAAGCGTTTCAACACGTGTAAGTTCTTCGCGCGTCTTTCTTGTTCGGTATAAGGGTAAATACCCGACGCTGTTCCTCCACTGTATCCGTCGATATTATCCCCGCCGTACACCATCGCGTCCGCAAAGGTTTCTAGCGTCCTGAATTGTCCGACAATGCTCCAACGACGTTCTGTTTTGTCTTTCTGGTCGAAGTGATCTAAGAATTGCTCGTGTGAATCGACGTGGATATCCGTCATAAATCCCATGTTAAACTTAGTTTTGTCCGCTTGTGCGATCACTGTATCTAAGTTAGTAGGACGAACCCAGTTATACGCGCCTCTGTCGTAGAAAAGTTTGTCTCTTTTGATTGGCACTTGTTCTGCACCTTTAGGAACATTGAATGTTTTATTTTGAATATCGTCTAAGCGAGCGGCTAAACTGTCATAATCTCCTTTTGCTTCATTCAAAATGTTAATGATCGTACCACCTGGATCGATATTTTCCAGTATTTCACGATTATCTTCTAACCACTGCTCCCAGTCATTTTTGCCCTGATCCATGTAATCTTTGAATTTTCTTAGCAAATCCTCAAAGGTCCACACATAGCCAGAGTCACGTAACTGGCTTCTAGATATTCCAGAAATGACTCGATAGGTAAAATCCTGTGTGCTAAATTGTTCACTCCAAGTTCCATCACCATTAAGTGATCGGAAACTGAAATGTGCGGTGTTTTCACCACCCCATTGCCAGTCAGGCTCACTTAAGGTGTAAACAAGCCTTGCTTGCGCTGGACTGTATTCTTGTACTTTTTGTTCAACAGGTTGGTTTTCGCCAAATTTTGTTGTATTAATAAAAAACGGCACTAGGCCCTCGAATGTTTTTAGTTTGCCATGTTCCACCACTTCAACAACGAACTTTTGCGTTAAAACATCCCCTTGCCGAATTCGAACCAAATTTATTCCGTTGTTTGGTTCGGTGGTGGATAGGACCATTTTATGCTGCGTTTCTGCCACGACTATCCCTCCTTTAGAAATTAATATAGTCTCTTGCATTATGAAAATGGCCAGAAGAAGATGGATAAAATTCATCCATAAATTGGAAATGAAGATGTTCTCCAGTTGATGGTCCAGTTGTTCCCATCAGCCCAATTTGCTGACCAGCAGTTACTTTTTGTCCTTTTGAGACATCCACACGGCTTTGATGAGCATAGCCTGTATACATTCCATCAGTGTGTTTGATTACTGTCCAATTTCCATACCAGTCATAATAGTTTGCATCCCCTGCAACAATCACTTCGCCATCTGCTGATGCAAAAATAGGTGTATTAGGATTTCCATTTACAAGGTCAATACCGTTATGAAATTCTTGTGCGCCTGTAATTGGAGAAGTGCGCCAGCCAAATTCGCTCGTCACTGTGATTGGATCTGCAATTGGTTTTATATATCCTTTTGATGCAGGAATTTCCAAATCTTTGAATTTGTCGTACCATTCTTGTGCCCATGTCGTCCGTTCTGGATGTGGATCACGTGGACGTTCAAAGTTAGCCACGAATGCTTGTGCTGCTGTGTTGATATCGGTCAGATTCATGAATTGTGTCCATGTGTAAGGATAAGCGCTAGTTGCGATCCATTGACCATTTGGTGCATGCCATATCAACAATTTGAACTGCGCCGCGATCGTGTCTGGATCATCACTGATGCCAGCCTTTGTCATTAAGTTGAGCATATAGACACGTCCGCTAGTTGCACCTGTGGAATCCGTCCATTGCCATATACCATATCCGAACCCTGGTGCGCCATTGCCCTCATCAGCGGTTGGATTAGCATCTGATTCTCCTTGAGCATTTCCAAGTAAGGCTGCAGCAGCTTGCTTAGTAAAGCCAGCACCTATTGCCATTGCCCAGATCTGCCAATAACGTTTATCCCTGTCAGTAGTTACTTCTGGCGGATATTGTCCATTCCAACCGTTATCGTTTCCTCCAGTATTGCCTCCTCCATTATTGCCTCCACCGTTTGTATCGATTTTAACGCCGTTCACATATAATTCTTTGACATCTAGACGGCCATCTATGGTTATATTTCCTTCTGAAAATTTACCATCACCGTAAAGATTATATTTGCGCTTATCAGCAGTAACGTCTGCTGGAATTTGAAAAACAGGATTCCCTCGATCGCCGCCGTCCCCAGCGTTAATGGAAAAAATATAGTTTGGTTCTTTCCATACAGCAAACCCATTTATTTTTCCGCCTCCATAAGTTGCTACGATGGATCCAAGCGATTCTCCGTGAACATCGTCAAGCCCAGTTGAAATGACCTTTTTTTCAAAAGAAAGTTGTCCTCCTTCTGCCACTAATTGGAAATCTTTATCATCCAATGTCTTTAAAGCTACCCCTTGCACGAGAATACCTGAAAGAATTCCTGCTTTAATAAAATTAGCATTGAAAGTTCCATCCAACGTCCACGCAGTCGTGCTATCGCCATTGTGTACATCTTGGATTGTTTTCCATTCACCTTTTTTACACTGTTTGAAAGATATTCCTGAGTTATTTTGGACCATAAAAAAGCGTGATCTAGGAATGTTAGGTCCATCCATATAAACAGTTTCATAGATTTCTCTACTATCACTAACACCAGCTTCAATTCCATTTACCCAATAAATAGAACCGCCATTATCTCCTGCACCTCGCATAATGTCATCTTGATATTTTCCAATCTCTGTCGATTCGTAAAATGTCATTTTGCTAGATTCTAAACTATTAATATTATTGACAATAGAAGCCGTTTGTTTTCTAACATCTTGTGTTAAATTATCCCCTAATTCGATATTCGTTTGACCGGTAAGCCGATTGAATGTAGTTTTATAAATACGAGTTTTATAGTGATAACCTTTATCGTATCTGTGAATAGTCACTGTATTTCCTATCACATCTCCTCCAGTGACTTCAGCTTTGAATTGTACTAACGGTCTAGCAGAATCGATTAAGGTTGAATAAGTACTTTTAAGTAATTCTGTTGGATCATCTATATCATCAAACACTACCACGGTTTCTCGCTTTCTCATTGATCCATCTTTTTGTGGTATACCATACTTTTGAGTTGCTTCCGGATCTTCAAGCCAATTTTGGCCTTTAGGCTTATCTAAAGGATCACCATTCGACTTTTTCCATTCAACATCAGTGAATTCAATTCTTCTACCGTATCCGTCACCAACCTCTTCGCCTCGCCCACGACCTATCATTGAAGTTGAGATTGAGCTTCTATCTATCTCTCTTACAACTGTTAATGCTTTACTACCATATACAAAACGTGTATTCGATTCTTCACCAATTTGTTCATATACTTCGATCCATTTATCCTTTATTCCATCAGAATTCAAAGAACACCTAAAGACAAATTCCATACCTAAGGTTTGCAATTCTTTCAACGCTTCTTTTACAGAGACATAGTAAAAAGTTGCAGTTACTGTTGGTAACATTGCTTCTACGTGACCAACGCGCCAATTTCCTTCAGTAAATTCAATCAATCGATCAAGAACATTTTTTAAGGACTGCCCACTCGGCCTAATATCTTTGATGATGTAAGCATCTAATTCATTTGTCGCAAATCCTAACCCTGTAAACTCTAATGTTTCAGATGGGTCGCTAACTTTAGTAATTCGATACAACGAAAAAGACGACTCGTTTTCACGAATCGCCATATATCTTGCATCCTCTATTTCTTTATCATATTTTGTCGTAACGTAAAGAGTATCTTTCATTAGATCACTCTTATCAGAACTAATTTCTTTTTCTTGGGAGACTTCAATTAAACTTCTTTTATTTTTTCTTTTAATAAGTTTTTGCAAGTGATCAAAGAAATAAACTGTCTCACTCAAATTGTCGCCCCCCTATAGAATATTTTAAGGTTTCCATTATTGCTAGTTATCTTCTGACCTTGCTTGAGATAAAAGTTCTCAAAATCACTTTCTAAATCAATAATAGAAGTACAATCTTCTCCGTTTACTGTTACCTGCTCATCGGAGAAATCAAAAATCAACACGTCTCCTGTTTTTATTGCCGCGTCAGTAATCGTGATATTTTGTTCTCCGTTTGTAATTTTGATTGAATTATTCATGGATAAAGTAACTTCAATTTTTCTTGGTGTTATAGGAAACTGTATCGGATTTCCAATATAGCCATCACTAACACATTCTTTCGTATACTTTAGTGGATCCGCACAGAATACATTAAAACTCGAAATAATCGAGTTGGAGTCTCCTGGAACAGTATCAGTTGATGTATAGCGACCGTAGTAATAATAATCTAATTCATCATGAAACCTAATTTCCACGTCTTCATTCCGGTATAAATAATTCAACAGTTCTTTGAATTTAAACTGTAGTTTTTCTGGATCTCTATCTTCTAGCTTATATGTTATTTTTAGTGTTCTGGAAGGTATTTTCTGATTTGTAATGATTGAACCAATTTGTATCTCTTGCTGTTCAACTTCTACAGAAAGCATTTCTCTACCTTCCACCGTAAGTGTTTGATAACCATCAATCAAATCTTCTAAATACATTCCATCGTACATCATGGCAGACGTCGGAAGGAATCGTTTAGAACTAGTGAGATTAATGGTTGTATCTTTGAATGAGTACATTTTATTTTCTCGTTGATCCAAAATATTCCCTCCTAAAATTCCAGATTAATATCTGCACCTTCGCCCATAGCTTGTGAAATATCGTCTACAAACAATCTAAATGATTGTCTTCCAAGGTTGAATTTAAATACAGCTGGTTTAGTAGAGCCGCCCATATTTACTTTATGTTCAACTTGTGCACCAATGTTTTTATTTGCATTTTTCAGATTTGCAGCTATATCTACATCATGATTTGCATTGAAAAGTTCCGCGATAAAGTCTGCCATACTTCCAACAGTATTCTGTACCTCATTGAATCCTCCTGTCAGTCCTTTATTCAGACCGTTCATAATAGCCTGACCAGCTGGAATCAATAGCTTTCTATCGTATTGGATAGGTCCTTTGTGTTCACGAATCCAATCACCAATACCTCCAACAAAATCTTGCACAGATTTCCATGCATTTTGTAACCCTTCTAGAAAACTATCCATGATAGCTTTTCCGGCTGCTAGTAAATCGATATTTTTCAAGTTATCAAACCAGCCAGTTACTCTATCAACCGTGTCACTAACAGCATTTACTAAATTATCCCATGCCTCTTGAGCACCATTTACTAAATTGTTGAAAGTATCTATAGTACCTTGTTTTAGGTTTTCCCATCCCTGAATGATGTTATCTTTGGTTCCAGTAATTAAATCACCAATCCAAGATTTGAATGAAGTCCAAATGTCTTTAGCACCTTGAACTGTATTGTTGAATAAATCTATCGTTCCCTGCTTTAAGCTGTTCCAACTTTTTATAAGAGTTTGCACGATATTATTAACCGTTTGGAAAAACCATTGTTTTAGATTATTCCAAAGTTCAATTGCACCATATTTTGTATCAATCCAAGTTTGAATTATGGAGAATTTTAGATTTATCCACATTTGAATTGCACTGTATTTAATATCAATCCATAAATTAGTAAAAAATAGTTTCAAATCAATCCAAATCATAGTCGCTTGATAAACTACTTCATTCCAAATATTAGAAATACTTTGTATGAATCCAGTCCATAAACTAACGGCACTATTTACTATTGCACCGATATATTCCGTAAATATATTTTTTACAGATGTCCAAATATTTACCACTGATTGGACAAGTGTGTTCCAGATTAGATCTAAATCCTCTTTCATTTGTTCGAAGTCACCAGTAATTAAATCTATAATAAACAGTAGCGGCGCAGCTATTAAAGACTTAATGATTTCCCAAGCATTTACTATTATGTTTTTAACCTCAGCAAATATACTTGTTATTGCTTTCACTATATTAGAGAACACATCTGAAAAGCTACTTACAAATGGACCAATATATTTTAGTATAAAATCAAAACCAGATTTGATTTTACTTGTAATTGTTTTCCATGCAGTAGATATAGTATTTTTAAACCCTTCCCATTTTTCACCAGCACTTGAAACTAAATCATCAATAACTGATATGACACCTTCTTTTAAACTATTCCACATCTCTGAAGCAGAGTTTGCAATACTTGACCATATATTTGAAAAGAACTCTTTTGTTCCAGTCCATTTGTTTTTAATCCAATCTGCCGCTTTTCCAGGAGCTTCTTGAATTGTAGTCCAAACATTGTCTGCGCCTTCTTTAATGGACTTCCATAAATTGTTAAACCATTCTCCTGTAGATTTCCATGCATTCTGAATCCATTCTACTGCCGAGCTTACAGCAGACTTGATTCCCTCCCATAAGCCAATCCAAAAGTTTCTAAAATCTTCACTCGTATTCCAAAGATAGATGAAACCTACAACAAGTAGTGCTACCGCAGCTATAACCAATCCGACTGGACTGGTAAGAAAACCTATGGCGGAACCTAATTTCTTGAACAAAGAGATTCCGTTACCTAATACACCTAACCCCACTTTCATGGTTTGAAACGCTTTAACCAGCATTCCTAATGCATACAATACTGGCCCAATTGCAATAGCGATTGCTCCTATGGCCACTACTAATTTTTGAGTTGATTCTGGAGCACTTACAAATTTTTCCACTAAGCCGGATATGGCATCTGCTACTTTTTTGATGGATGGTGCTAGAATCTTTTGAATTACAATAGCTGCTGACTCAAAAGCTCCAAACATTTGCTCGATGGAAGAATTCATATTATCTTGCATGGTCCGAGCCATATCGTCAGCTGCACCATCAGAATCTTTCAGAGATTTTGTTAATTTGCCCAATGAATCAGGTCCTTTATCAATCAAAGCCATCATCCCTGATAATGATTCTTGCCCATATAGTGTTACTAAAGCATTTTGTTGTTGTTCAGGCGTCAGGCCTTCAAAAGCTTTTTTAAGTAATTCTACTTGAGTTTTTAAAGGTTTCATTTTACCGTCAGCATCATAAAACGAAACACCTAAATTATCCATTGTATCTTGCATAGCCTTTGTTGGCCTTGCTAACCTAGACAATGCTCCTCGCAACGTTGTACCTGCTTGAGAACCCTTAATACCTGCGTCACTCATAATACCAATAGCTGCTGCAGTTTCTTCCAAAGAAATACCCATTGAATTGGCTACAGGAGCAACATACTTCAATGCCTCTCCCATGTCTCCAACTTCAGCATTGGTATCCGCAGCAGCACGAGCAAATACATCAGCGACATGTCCTGCTTCACTTGCTTCTAAACCAAATCCTCTCAAAGCAGTAGCAGTATTTTCAGAAGCTAGAGCCACATCCCCTCCAGATACAGCTGCTAAGTCTAAAAGACCCGGCATTGCTTTCATGATTTCTTGTGCGCTAAATCCAGCAGAAGCTAAGTTTTCCATTCCAGCAGCTGATTCTTTTGCGCTAAAAGCAGTTTTTGCTCCTAGATCAATCGCTTGCTGTTTCATCTGTTCGAATGTGTCGCCAGTTGCTCCTGATATAGCTTTTACACGACTCATTTGTGCTTCAAAGTCACCACCAACTTTAGCAGCTGCTACGCCTACTCCTATAAGAGGTGTGGTAATATACTTTGTCATTGCGGCACCAGTACCTTGCATCACTTTACCAACAGCAGTTGTCATACTATTTGAATTCTTTTCAAAAGTCTTAACAGCATCTTGCGCATCTTTAAAAGTCTTTACAAATCCACTATCTGTGGCTTTTAACAAGGCTTCAACAGAAAATTGTTCCATGTTTTTCCTCCTTTCCTCAAGAGTTAGCTTTAGTTAGTAAACTTTGGAATTTTTTATCTTGTTTTGAAAGTTCGGAAATTCCCATAATCGAATCTTCAATTTTTTGATAATTAAAGAATTCTTCAAAGGAGCGATATACAGGAACTGTCTTTTTGCCTACTTTTTTCTCCGCTTGAACTTGCTGATTTGCCCACGCTAATTCGTGAATTAATTTTTCTTTATCAAGCCAAGATAGTTGAGCTGCAGTCATTCGAACGCTATATTCATATAAAGTCATCCTTTCAATATCTGAAATATTGGTCATTCCCAAATATCGAAAGGAATTTATAAGAATTTGTTCATATGCAAGCGCAGAATCTATTCCGCCTGTTGTTTTTCCGCTTCTTTCAATTTCTGATTCAGGTTTCGGACCGCTAACTTTCCCGCATTTGACTCTGCTAATTCGTTTAAGACGTTATCAAACAATTTTTCAATGTCTTTAACTTCATCGATGTAATCATCCAATTCATCTAATGTAATAGATTCATCTTCAGTTCTATTTGCTATTTCCAGAACTCGTGACAACGTGTTGACATTATAAGAACGTAATTCCGGTAAGACTTTTGCTGAGAGTCCCATTCCGAATTCCATATTTCCATCGATGAAAGGCATCACTTTGTCTAATTCACGTACAAATTTAGTGCCAAATTTAAACGAATATTCTTTACCTTTAATTTTTAATTTCAATGTTTTTCATCCTCCTAAAATAAAAAAGAGAGCATCTAAGCTCTCCTATGCTCCTGGTGCAGTTGCTTTCACGGTATCTTTGAATGCATATTGAACAACATCGGCTTGATCTTCTGTCAAGGTTGCATAACCATCTTGACCAACACCATTTACTGCAAATGATAAACTTAATTCAACGTTATCCTCTGCAGCAGCCGATGGAGTAAATTCAGATACATATGCTTGGTAATAAGTAGCTTTGTACTTATTTGCATTATCATCTGTTCCCTGTTCTGCTTTGTTGATTTCCCAAATTTCAATGATATCGCCATTTAATAAGGCTTGTTTCATTTCATCTACATGAGAATCGCCTTTGGCAACTATTGAAGTAGCCGAAAAATCATATTCAACTGGGCTTAAACTTTGAACGTTTCCGTCTTTTGTCACTGTAGAGTCTGAATCTCTTGATAAACCATTTTCGTGTTCTGTTTGAAATGCCATTTTCCAAGCAGCTTCCTGAGTTTCTTTTTTCAATAAGCGATAAAGCAAAATGACATCAATACCTTTTAGTGCTTCCATGTTCTTCCTCCTATCTAATTCTAAATTCAAGTGTGACAACCGCCCGTTTTAGCGGTGTATTCGTTGTTGTATCATCCATCACTTGAATTCCACTTGCTTGATAATTCAAAGCCCAATAATAGCCTTCTGTGGCTTCTATTAATCTAGCTTCATTAAAAAGAGCAGATGCCATGTCGGACACCTGCTTTCTTTTTTTCTGTAATCCCCAGACGGATAAAACTACAATCACAGTACCTTTAATATCAGTTTTATTCGCTTCGTGAATCGTTTGAGTGTTCTCAAATTCCACAAAAGGATAACCAACATTATCTAAAGGTTTGTAATCATATGTTTTGTATCCTAGTTTTTCTTGGGATATTTTAAAAAGTTCATCAAAAATTGATTGATCTCTTGTCTTAATCATCATTTCACCAAGGCTTTCATTTCAGCCATAAATTTGACTTTTTGATAATTAAAAGCTGGTCTAACATAAGGCTGGGCCGACATAAAGCGAGTTCCATATTCTACATAAGGAGCATAGTCTGCTGTCGGTCCTACAATACCAGTTAAACCAGCTTCTAAAAGATTCATGTTTATTGATCTTCGTAAGTATCCTGTATCCACTGGCGCACCTTTTTGCATTCGTTCAGTCATTTCAGCAGTATTACTTTTCACGACTTTTTGAACGTCATTAAGCGTTGCTGCTTTTTTCAGATGTCGCATCAGCTGATCGATTCCTTTATATTCAAGTCGTGCCTTCATCCACAATCACCTCTTGCACAATTATGCTATGTCTAAATGCAGGATTACGAACGGCCACATCCTGATAAGTTTTACCGTTGTATTCGATATAGTCGTATTTTGGCAAAGAAAAAAGAGGCATTGTCCGAATGACTTTTGCTCCTTCTTGAATACTTCCAAAAATCGTTACACTTCTATCTGTGCCTACGTCAGTAACGTTAGCTTCGGTAGCGGTGATGGTAGGTTCATCCTCAATCCACTCACCAAGGTCAGGGTCATAGTGGGAGCCTTCGCCATTTTTGATAAACAATACTTTCGTGTCGTATCTCAATATAGCCGGAACCTCCCTCGTTTGACCTCGCCCTCGTCGTCCTCCTGTGCGTTTAGCCAATCATCAATCTCACCTTGATATTCGGCAAAGTCGGACTCTGGAAACGCCATAGAGAGGCCTTCTTGGCTGTAGGATTGCATACCCTCATTACCAATTCGATTAAATCGTTTAACCGTTACTTCGTAGACAATTGTTTCAAAGCTAATAGGCACTTCTGACACGCCCAGAATTGACGCTAGACGGCTTTTTGTTCGCCGTTCGATAACTTCTAGCTTCTCGTCTTGTGTACCGCCTAACAGCTTCTTAACATCTTCTGCAATGGTAGCCATTTAACCACCTACTTTTTTCTTAGCTGGTTTCTTTCGTGGTTTCTTCACTTGCTTTGTCGTTTCTTTTTCCGCTTTATAAGCGGGCAAGTGACGACTTAACAGGCGACTCATTATGCACCAGCGCCCACGGTTACTTTCACAACTTTTGTTAAATCGTAAAGGTATGCTGCATAGTGTTCGTCCGCTGTAATGACAGTAGTTTTTGTTACGATGTCACGGTCAGTCTCAACTTGCACGCCGCGTTTCATGACTAATTTAAGCGCCGGTTGGTTAGCCACGATTTTAAACATCAAAGCTTCACCTTGCGCCATTTTCTTAGAGCGGACAATTTGCGCACCCAAAACGTCGGCATAAGTTCCGTTAATCAACGCATTCGCACCGACTTCGGACCCGATTTTTTGAGCGTTGGCATCTGCTCGTAATGCACCAGCATCGATTGGATTCATGACATACACATAAGCTTGTGCATCCTCGTCGCTAAATACGTCCAAGACTGTTTGCACACCGGCAACAGTAGCGGGAGCTGTAACTGTTTGTGTCGTCGTCTTTGCAGCGGCAATCATGTCGTCGTCCACTTTGTTTGCAATAGACAAGGCTAATTGCCGGCTAGATTCGCCCACAGGGTCGCCGTAGCCAGATAAAACAGCTTCGTCAGTGATTTCCGTGCCTTTTGCAGCCTTTTTAACGGTCACTTGTTTAGTGGATGTGCCGATTTTATCCAATGGAATCGCAGCACCTTCTGCCACGTCTGTTGCATCACCGATATAAGTGTATGCCGGAAAAGTTAATGTATTTCCTGGTTGACCGGAAAGAGTTGTGTCTACCTGTGCCAAAGGTGTAAAGCGCAATGCTTTTTGTAGTTGATAAGATACGATTGGTGCTAATACTTCGGGATTTACTAAATCCGCCAATGTTGTTTTTGTGTTTGCCATATTAATAGCCTCCTGTTAATTTTTTAAATTGTTCTGGGTCTTTTGTTGCTAACGCCGACTTTTGTGCAAACGACATAGCATCAAACTGTTCTTGCGTGATAGCTTGCTGGTTGCCTGGTGTGCGTTTTGGAGTGGAACCAGTGTTTCTTGCAATCTCCCATTTAGATCGTTGGTCTTGCGTGTAGTTGATTAGCGCTTTAACGTTTGCTAGAGTTTGTTGGTCGTCTTCGGCTACCACAATGCCTAGGATGTCTTTGCCGACTGTTAAACCAGCATCTTTTAAGACTTCATCAGCTTGCTGTGTGGCTTCAGCAATCTTGATTTGAGCCTTTAATTTAGCGATTTCAGCGTCTTTCTCCTGTTGCTCTTTAGCTGCCTTCTCTTCATCGGAGAGTTCTTTCACGCCTTTTTTGCCAGCATTTTCAAGCTCCTCAATTCGTGCTAATGCTTGTTCAAGTTGCGTCTTAGTTTCTTTTTCTGCAGCAGTCTTGCTCGCTAATCGTTTTTGCAACTTCTCGACGACTTTTTCAGAGTCCAGCTTTTCCTCAGTCTCGGTTTCTTCCGCGGTAGTTTCTTCAACGTTGGTTTCTGGTACTTCTACTTGGTCGTCTGCCTGTTCTGCAAAATATTGCAGATTCATCGGCATTAAAAATGTTTTTTTCATGGTGTAATTCCTTTCTTCTCGCATTTAACGTTTTGGGAAACGATTCTCGCATTTAGTTTTGATTGGTTTTGGGAAACCAATGGTAATCTGTGGGCAATCGGGAGGTTTCTTGATTGGTAACGCAAAAAGACCGACAATCTCACGTAGAGTCGTCGGTTGCCAACGGCTGTTTTGGTTTGTCATAGTAAAACCTCCTCGATTTAAATTTATCTGCTTACATGAGGTACCGTACTGCACTTACAGTTAGGGTGGATTGGCGCAGAATTTAATCCAGGCTCCATCTTACTAACTTTAAACGTCTTACCGTCTAGTGGTTTGCAAGCATCGCAAGCGGATGGTTCGGCTACAAACTCGAACTCTTCCACATCATTCTCAAGATATGATTTCTTCTGGACTTCTATCTGCACTCTTGCAGTCTCCGTCCGCATCAACCGTTCTGCCTCGTACTTCGTGCTGTCAAACAGGTTTCTAAGCTCTCTCGCAAGCTCTCGCGGGTTTTTGCCTTGTGTGATACTCCTTACAAGGAGACGGTCTAAATCGGCTTTAAGCGCCTGATTATTGCCCCAAATACGCTCGGAAAAAGTCGCACCATTAAAGCTCGCAAAAGCTACCGACTCCACAAAGTTTTGATAGCCCGAAAATACTGTCTCACCTAAAATACCGGCTTGGCGTGTCGCCTCGGCTAGTCCTGTTTTGGTGAGCGTGTCGGCGGTGTACTTATCTATATCATCAGATAAAGCGACTAGCTCCAAGCCAATCTGTGACTTTAATAGTTCCAAACGATTCACTCGCATCGTAACGTTGTAAAGTCTTAATTCATCATTGGCTGTTTTGCTGAAGTCTTTGTCTTTAACGTACTGCTTCGCCTTTCTAGCAAAAGCTTTCACGTCCATCTCGTATGCCATTTTCTTAGCTTCAGAAAGTGTGACGCCTTCTTTGCCAGCGAACCGTTCCCAGTTAGCTGAGATTTCTTTTTCGATTTGGTCGAGCGCTCGTTGATATTTCTCGGCAATCACTTTGGACTGTTTCGCATCATCTTTAATCTGCTGCGCTATCCATTTCTCTTCACGTTTGCGCCAATAGTCTTGTGAGTTCATTATTCCTCACCGTCTTCCGGCTCTTTCTCAAAGTCGTAAGCAACTTTCGGCTTTTGTGCCTCAATCTTCTCCAACTCGGCTTTAGTATCTGACACCACAGACAAGACGGACAACGCTGTTTCTTCCGACGTGATGCCCATCAGCATTTGAGCCGTTTCTGCTTGACTCTTGATGTCTTTTGGCTCGTTGCGGGTAAATGTATATTCCAACTCTCGCCATGCGTTAGACAGGCTGGCAGGAACGTTAGTAGCAAGACTACTAAACAGCTTATACCGCTTGTTCAGAGCTGATTGATACTTGCGTTGGAAAGCTAACGCCAGATTGCTCATTGCCTCCAATTTGTAAGCTAAGGCTGTGCCAGATGCTTGCCCAAAAGATTCATCGCTGATGTTTGCCACCATAGATGTTTGGAAAATTAGCTTTTGCAGGCGGTCTAGCAAGTGTTCCGTCTGCTCGTCACTGTCTGGCTTATCTAAAAACTTAACATCCACACGAGTTGCCTCAGTGCCATAATAGTTGATGATTCGGTTCTCACGGATTTCTTTTAAATCTTCGCCATCTACTTCTGCACCTAAAAACGCAAGATATTGGTCACTAAAGTATTCCACGTCATTTGCTTTCTCGCTGATAGCTTTGTTAAACGCATTAAATAGTGAGATGACCGACTCAAAAATGCTCATGCGTTCCTCGTTAAAATAAAACTCGGTAACCGGCAACTCGCCATAATAATCGTCTAACTCCTCACCAAACTGCAAAGCAGACGCAGAGCCTGTTAGCTTGCGATTGCCACCAGGCCCATAATATTCACCTTGAAACACGTTATCATCATCTAGTCCGTATCTCACGGCAAACAACGGCTCTTGCTTAACTGAGTTGTCATACACCAAAAACATATCTTCTGGTGAGTTGTACACAACACAGGTTTCTGTGTTCTCGTTTTGATACATAAACTCATAGCACCGGCCGTAGACACACGCCATTTTAGCAAGTTCTGATTCCTCGTCCTCCATGTCGTTTAAGCCGTCAAATGCTCTGATTGCTTGATTGTAAGCATCGTCTGGATGGCTCTTTTTAACCGGGATGCCGTTAAAATAGCCGGTAAATGTGTCGGTAATGTATTTCGGGAAGTTGACTGCTAGCCGATTGTCTGGCTTGTAGCTGTCTTTTTTAGCGTAGTCGTAAATCTCCATTTGCCCTTTGTAGCAGTTCATCAAATACTGATAGCGTGGTAATTCTAGCTGATGAATACGCATGAATTTGGCAATGACTTCTGGCGTAATGTCCTCATCTCGGTCAAACGTCATGATTTTTGGTGGCGTTAGTCTATCGCTGTTTAATATCAAAATTACAGTCCTCCTTTGAATCCTTTGGCTCTCGCTTTAGGTTTGTGGTGTGTGTAGATTGCATACCGCAAAGCATCTAACACATCATCAAACTCTTTGATAGGTTCACCCTTTTTCTTATCCCAAACGTACTGATAAATCTCGTCACGGAATTTCCGGGCCTTATCTTTGCAGATAAATAATTTGTCTGTCTTAAACAACTTTGCTACAGATTCAACACCCGACAGCCTTGCTTTATCGGCGTTAATCGCTTTTATTCCTTCTCTTTGGAAACGAGCTACATGTTCCGGCCTTGCTGAGTCACAATAAAAAGGCGTTCGCAAGCCATATCGCTGCTGAATGCCCTTTGCTACATCTACCCAATAATCAATCTCTTCAAATTGAGTAGCATGTTCTTCGATTAAATAAGCTGTTCCGTCATCCGTTTCACCTATAACTACGATTGAACCCCAGTGTTCATATCCCCAGTCAACACCACAATAAAAGTTGCTCAAAGGTGGTAAGTCTTTTGACTGAATGTAGTGCTTGCTAGCATCAAAATCACGATAAACGACACCTTCTGCAGAAACCCATAAACCTTTGATATCGCGATCATAAAACATCCCACTTGGAGTTGATTCTTTAATATTATTTCTATAGCGTTCAGATAAAAAAGTATTATCATCCAATTCAAAGTGGAACGATTGAATGTTTTTACTTGAATTGTCGATATACTCTTTCTTTAGCCAGTGTTCCGGGTTGTCAGGGTTTGTATCAGCTAGGATTCTCGCTCCTGTTCCTGAACAACGTGAAACGATTTCAGCAAATACTTCTTGTCTAGCTAGCGATGCCTCATTGATATAAGCGCCATATGCTGTCATACCACGAATTGCACCAACACCGCCAATGTTTCCTGTATAAGCTTGTACGACCTTAACGCCAAATAACTTAAAGTTTCCATGTTTATCGAATTTAGGTTCTATGCTGTACATGTTGTATAGTTCCTGTAAGATGTTCTTTTGGATTGTTGCACTTGAAACTCCTGCTAGGATATACATTGGTTCCTTAATGTCTTCTTCATCGGCAATCTTTCGCACACGTCGCAATTCAAACAAGAACAAATCATTGTTTATTTTTGTTTTCCCAGAACGTTTTGCTCCATGTAATAAAGTAATGAACCAATCATTCTTAATGGTTTTTTTTAACACGTCGATTTGCTTTGGGTTATAAATATCAACTAGTGCCATCTAATTCACCACTAATCTTTTCTAACAACTCATCAAGTTTTTCTTCGGTAGAACGCTCTGAGTTTATCTGTAATTGTTCTAATTTTGCTTGCATTAATTTTATTTCTGTTTGAGCTTTTTCTAATTGCGTTTGTGATAACAGCGATTTATACTTCAAATACAAATCCAAGGCTTTCAATTTGCTTTCTAAATCTGGTGTATATTCATATTGCATATGTTTAATAACCTTGTTTTTCTCCAAACGGTCTATTTGCTTGCTCACGCTTATTTGTACTTCTCCTTGCCAAATATCTATCAATTCATTTAAAGCGTCCTCAGCACTTAATTTGCGCTTCTTTTCGATAGGATTTAGCCGTTCATTAATATACTGTATTATGTTAGGTTTAGTTAGGTTTTCCTTACCTATTACTCTTGCTGATCGTTTGCTATAACCTGCTTTAATGGCGGCTTGAGTAGCATTACCACCATTTTTTATATATTCATCCGCAAAAGCTTTTTGTTTTGGTGTCAAATTTACCACATTCAAGCCACCACCTTTCAATTTTATTAACAATACCTCTCAATATTTGTCTGTATGTTCTGCTCACTAAAATATCCATGGCCACAGTAACGAAGATTGTACTTATCAACCTCGTTTGGTGTAGCTTCTCTGGTCATTTCAATGATGGAGTACTTCCCTTTGATTTGTACAGAACGCACAACACGCACTGAACAATCATCAATGGTTCGAGGATATTCATTAGTTAGCGATATATACCAGTAGTTTCTCATTATGCAGCCTCCTTTACGCAAAATAAAAAGACCACTCAATGAGTGATCTAATATGTAATAGCAACCTACACACAGACAAGTCTGATACTTCCTGCGCCTCACCACTGCCTCAATACGTCGGTTGCCAAAGTCACTGGCAAGGAATCGAACCTTGCGTGGCCAAATCATAAAACGTTAAGGCTATCCCTCGACGTATTGACCTTATTTTTAAGCGTCTACCCTTTCCGCCACAGTGACATAATGACAATAGATAGCAACGGATGATAGATAATAAGAACAATTTAGAAGGAGTTAAAATTCACATCCTTATTCTTAATATTTCCGCTGCTGTCTATCGAAGCTTAATTGTGAAACAATAATAAAACGATGTTCCTTTTATTATTATTTTGTCTTAGACCTATCACTAATCTTTCGACACTATCATAATATCACGTTAAACCGCTCAAAAACCCTACACTATCCCTACAAAAACCCTACAAAATCAACGATACTGAACTAACACGCCTTTTTTGTATGCTTCAGCAAATTCGATCAATGCAATGGATTTCAGCTTCTCTACATTCTTCTCTCCGTATCCTCGTATCAATTGACCTATTTCATAATTAGAGTGCTTATTGACGTCACAGAAGCTGTAGTAGAGTATCTGACGGCTAATCAGACTAAGAGCCATCAAAGCCGCTAGTATTGCGTCTCTCTCCGCTTCTATGTCCATCATCTGGATAATCGCGTCCTCTGCCTTATTGCCATGCTTCGGTGCCTTCGGCATATCGGTTATGATAGGAGACTTAATATCTATCAAAGAGCGACCTGCCATCCGCTCCAAACGCCGAAAGTTCTTCAGCACATCTCTCGCATTACATCTTGTCTGTTTGAAATCTACCTCTCGTAACAATTGCATCAAGTCAAACCGCTCCTTTTATGTGATATAATGAACTTGTCGGATTTATTACATCAGTCGGAGCGATCCGGCTTTTTTATTTGCCGAGTTACACTTCTCGACTTACATAGCTCACAACAGCTGCATAGTAATTTGCATAACCTCTCTTAGAAGTTGCTAAAGATATATGCTGAATCTCATTGTTTTTCGCAAAATCGTTTAATTCTTTTTCTAATTTATAACGAGTGTCCTCTTCAAAGATTTTAAATTTCATTGTTTATAACCTCCATATCCACCAATCTCGCTACAGCTAAATTCTCTTTGCTTTTCGCTAACCACTTATCGCATTCCATTGTGTTTTCAATACGAATGATCGCTGAGTGATTATAGACGTGTTCTACATATCCACGAAACGGATAAATGAACTCTTCTGCTTCACAGCGAACCATGTCACCGACTTTGAATTTTGGTTTCTTACGTGTTTTAGGGTTCTTTGTCGGCATATCTAGCATTAAACCGCCGATACCATGACTACTAGCGTAGAATCCGTCTTTTAGTTTCATCTCATTTCCTCCCATTTACGATCATCATTTAATATCGAAATCCCAAACTTACGAATAGTCTCACTCGCATCAGCAACACACTGACTTACTACTTTATATGTTTCTTCTGCTGAAATTCCATATTCTTTTTCAAACTTTGCCTTTAGTACATTCAGTTCCTGTTTTCTTAGTTTTGCTACTCTGCGGTGTCTGGTGTTCATTCCGCTTCCTCCAATTTTATAGATAATGTTTTTGCAGTCGGTGATTCTACTTTTCTTAACTGCGCGATATCTTTATTTGCTGATCTTTCATCAAAATACTCCTGAGCTCTCCTCTTGTTTTTTGTAAAAACTGGCTTGCTATCATTCCAGTGATGGAAATAAGCTTTCTTAAACGAACCATCTTTGTAATCGAACAGATAAAATGCTATTTTGAACATTCATTCCGCTTCCTCCAAATCACTCGACTTCACGAATACACCATCTACCATTTTTCCTGTGCGCTCTTTGATTTCGTTGTATGCTTGGTTCAGACACTCGTACAAATCCATATCATTTTGCATAGCTAAAATAATCAAGGTTACTACTACGTCTCCAATTCCGTCTCTTAAACCATGTTCATCTTTTCTAGCTAGAGAAGCGGCAACTTCCCCAATCTCTTCGATCGTTTTTAACATTTGCTTGCTGGAATCAGCTTGATCCAATCCCTTATCTTTAGCCCACTGCTCTACTTTTGTGATTAGTTCGTCCATTATTCATTCTCCTTTATATATTTAAGTTGGATAATACAACTTGTAACAAATGAAGCTAATGTTAAAATTGTGCCGATTGGTGTTAAAAAACCGCTTTTTATCGTATTAATTAATATAGCTACAAATATCGTTATATAGAATACAAAGTGAATTGACGCTAACATTGAATTAAACATCTAGTCCTCCTCGAAATACTCATTCAGTATCTCTCTATACTTTTCTACAAACTTGAAACGATCTTGATGAAGTTTCTTGCTCCAATTTGTTTGCCGATCCAGCTCACGCATCTGATCGAACCCTTTTTGAATTTCGTTGTAATAGAATTCAATGTTTGCTGCTGCTTTCCAATGCCTCGATGTTCGAACTCCTGATCCTGTTTCAGCCATTTCTAACTTAACTAATTCAGCTCGTTCTTTTGATTTTTTGTCTTTCTGAATCTTCATCATGATTTTCTTGAGGATGATATCACTGTATTGTGTAATGAGATTCATTATTTCTCCTCCACATACCTAAACTGTCGTCCTTTTGAATCAATCCATAAGCTCCTAGCTCTATCCCAGATAATGTTTTTGCTCAGTCCAGTAATTTCAGATAACTGTTCAGCAGTACCTGTTACTAGAATTCGATCACCATGCCAGATTGCAATTTTTCTCGGCGTTTTCCGTTTAGGCTTTTCAGTCCACATTGATTTACCGAGCTTTTGGACTTCTGCAACTATTTCTTTGTCTTCTTGCCAAGATTCTGACTTGGTTAATTCAACAATTCGTTTCATTGCTGCTTTCTTATCCACGCTCATTCCTCCAATCTACGAATTTCCCTTCTTAAATTCTCTATGTGCAAATCGATTGCCTTTCTCGCCGTTTCATTGACCATCACTGCCTTTGTTCGTTCCAGATCGTCAATCTCACGTTGAATGCTTCGAATACGCATTTGAATCACTTCTTCTGTTGTCATGATGGACCCTCCACAATTTTCAATGCTTCTTCCACTGATCGTGCAACACCATATAGCACAGGTTGCTTTTGCAAAAATTCACCAAACTTCACTTGGTCTGGTCTCAACTTTCCTTTTTCGTTCTTCACTTCAATGGCGAAAAATTTTCCCTCTTTAGTCCATCCAAATAAATCTGGCCATCCTTTGGGCAATCCAGTATCGAACCATCTGCCATCAATCGTCTTCACTTTGCCCACATTGCCTCTATAAACAAAATGACCATATTTTGGTAATTCTCTTCGAATAGCATTTTGTATTTCAATTTCTGCTGTCATAAGCGCCTCCTGCTGGGGTAGATAGTATATATACATGGGTAGACAGTTTATAATCGCTCTATCCCTTGTGGCTCTAAGTATTAGCCAGTTTGGGTAGACAGTAGACAGTTATTTCTAGGTTGCTTCTGTATTTTTATATATTTCCTTATTTTTATTATTTTATTTACTATATATATAAACTATCCCTACTATCTACCTAACAGTAATGAGCCTTACAGCCCCAAAGGTTTTATCGGGTAGACAGTTTGTAAAAAACTATCTACTTACTATCTACCCAACTGTCTACCTACACACATTTGTGAAACTTTTTTGTTTCACAATCCCGGAACTAATACGTTAAATTCTCTAAACTCTTTTTTTAAATCAATCCCCCGATAAACAACTTTTCCTTTTGATTTTGATTTCTCAAACCTGTCCGCAGTTTTCTTACCAAACTGGGTCTGACTGAATGGATGTTCATTCATATCTCTTGCCCATTTATCGTATGCTTTAAATAGATCCGTTGCCCCGATTGAATAACCAGGTCCTGTTTCGCAACATTCATCTATAAAAGCACCTATAATATCCATTTCTTTTCGATATTCCATTGTAGCTTTCTGAATATCGGCCGGTGGATTCAACCCTTCTCTTTGCCACATCAAACATCCTTCTACTGCCCAATTGAATATTCCTGGCAATTCTCGCATTAGTTTTTCTTTTAAGTTTTTATCCACTTTATCCAATGGAATTTGTACAGTGAAAGGAATTAATGGTAATCTTCGCCAAATACCATCATCATTTCCTCTGATGATTGGCTTATGATTAGTTGCAAGCCAAATCTTATATTTAGGTTTATAGTCAAACATGTGGCCTCCTTTATAGGATGCTGACACTTTATCCCCACCAGTTAGTTGTTTGATTAAACCTTCATCCATTCTTACGCCTTCATTTGGCTCCGAGGAAGTTACTAGACGTGCGCCGTTTAATCGTGCGATATCTTCGTTATGGCCGCTGCTACCACCTTGTTTAACCATCAAGCTCGATGCCTGCATTCCCATGGCATAACTTCCCATTATTTCAGAAATGATATCTAAGAAAACAGACTTACCATTTCTTCCATTACCGAAAAGGATGAACATGACTTGTTCTCTTATCGATGCACTCATAGAATACCCAACAGCTTTTTGAATATAGCGAATCAATTCAGTGTTATTGTCAAATATCTGTTCCAAAAACAGTTTCCAACGTGGACAATCACTTTTATCCGTATACTCAGCGTTAGAAATTCGAGTGAACATTTTAGAAATATCGTGTTCATATAAAATGCCATTAGAAAGATCTAAATAACCGTTTTGAGCGTTGAACAGCATATCATCACTATCAAATTCATCAGGAAGTATCGCTACTTGGTGTTTCAACTCACGTGTCATAGCTTCTTTTCCAGCATTGTTTCTAGACCTTCTTAAATGTTTCTCTTTTGCTTCAATATAGGCTTTTTCTTCGTCTTCAGTCGCATCTTTAGGTATCGAAACAGGTTCGTTTTTGAATATCTCGATAGTCTGATCTACCCATTTTCGAACGGCACCGATATTGTCTTGTTCCCAGTTTTTACCGTTATAAAAATACCAGCATTTATTTACGTAACTGTATTTTGTAAAGGATCCAAACAAATCAAGATATCTTTCTGCATTCCCTGTATCGTCATAGCTATAAAACTTAGTCGGTTTAGTTTCGTCCACAGTGATACCTGGGATGGAAAGAAAATAATCATCAGCTGTTTTTTTGCCAGTATAATGATTTGTATTCTCAGATATGGCTTTATTTAAAAGCCCTATTCCATAGGTTGTCTTTCCGCGTTTCTGATCATATTTGTCTCGAAACAACGAAGACATTCGGAATATTTCATCCATCTTTTGAAAATCTCCAGCAGTCCAAAAAGCTAAATCATTTGCAAATGCTAAATCTGCTTCAGATTGGCTATCATATATTTTTTCCCATCCTCCATCCATGAATAATCTAAAACGATTACCTGTGGAAGAATTCACCGCTGTTTGTATAATCTCGTTGACAGATAAGTCATTTCCATCTGACCAATTACTTTTAGAAAAATCTTGTTTTATTACTGTTTCATTTTCTAAATATCGCTTGTATAAGAAATTCATTTGGATTTCAGGTATCTCATTAATTTCTTCATTATTACCAAAGAAGTTACCTGTAATAGCAAAGAACCTACCTTCGGTATACATTTCGACATTCCCTTTTCTGCGTCTTTCTCCAGGGATTGCTGCTTTACCTATAATATGGATTCCCTTGCCACTCATTGATATTTCTGAATATGTTTTTGTAGAATTCATAAAAACGTAAACTAAGTTATTTTCTACATCGCCTTGAAGATACCTTTCTAAATCATCACCTATATCATCTAAATCAATACCTATATAAGGTGGTTTAAAATAAAAAGCTAGGCCATCTGCATTAAAAGTTGAAACAGCTGAGAGAGCGGTCTTGAAATCAGACCACTTGCTCTCATTTGTACTGCTGCCTAATTCTCCAGTAAATGGATCATAAGGTTTCTTACTCCATTTCCCTCGTTGTTCGTTCCATGAGCGTTTATAAATCCCCCACTGATTTAACTCACGCAACTCTAAGGGAATACGCTCGTAATTATTCATTAGAATGGAAGATCATTATCTGAAATATCAAATGCTGGTGAGGAATTTACAGATTTTTCAGCGTTGCTTTTCTTCCATTGATGTTGGATTTCTGGAAACTTAGTAGTTTCGAATTTTTTTATATTTGTATTGTCATACGTTTTCCCGTTGTACTCCGATTGTTCGTTCTTTACTTTTACTTTCGCTGGTCTCATAGCAAAATCTTCAAGGAAATTTTCGAATGATTGATATTCCTTCCCATCAGGAAGCCCAAATGATTTCGCTAGTGACATGATCATTCCACGATTATATTTGCCAGTTTCTTTACTTTTCCAAACTCTATGGAAAAGATGACTGTTTTGTCGTGGTTGTTTAATATCATTTCTGATGACCATATCAAAATTAATGAACTCTGTGCCGCCATTTGAGGCACCTTCCGTAACGTTGAAAATAACTACCTCATAATCTCCGTCTGGTACTGCTCCAAAATCTTGTGCTTCATTGTAATCTACTTTAAATGCTGTCATAATTAATTACCTCTTCCTTAATAAAATGTATTTTTTACCCATTCGGGTTCTTCTTGTTTTGAATTGAGTTTTTCCAAAGCCCATTTATAAGCTCTTAAAATTGATTCCATTGATACATCTTTGATCAATGATAATTCTTCTAATTGATCGATGGAGTAATGTTGTCCTTGATAAGCAGTGAGTGAGCCAAACATTTTAAAAAGCGGATTTCCTTTCCCTTCAAAACTTACCTTTGCTTTTGCAATCGCATAATTTAATTCTAAAGATTGTTTTTTTGAAAATTTCTTTCTTGAGAGTCGCGCTAGCTTGGCATTTTCTGCATTCAATTCCACCATTTGAACCGTTTCATCAAAAGTAACGGAATTTTCTTTTTCTTCACTTACTATTTCTTGCAAGCAGAACGGGCAATGTGGTTTATTTTCTATCTTTAATAAACTCTTCAAAAGAAATTGCTGTCCACATGTTGAGCAAGTCATTCTAGGCGCTTCGCTGCTACTTCCATTACTCTTCTTTTTCCTCGCGCTTAACGACCATTCAAATTCATCAGTAGGTAAACCTAAGTTAGCTCCGTTCCCAACATGATCTAACACAATCGAAGTCTTATTTTCTCGATATCTCATGCCTCGCATAGACTGTTGTAAATGTAAGACGATTGATTGCGTAGGCCTGCAAAGTATAATCACTCCAACATCTGGTACATTAAATCCTTCGCTGATTAAATCGACATTTGATAATATAGTGATTTTTTTCGATTTAAAATTTGCCATAATATCATCACGTTCTTTGGTAGGTGTTTTTCCATCTGCATGAACCGCATATATTCCATTGTCGTTAAACCATTTAACAATCATCTTGCTTACCTGAATCGTTGGAGCATAAACAATTGCTTGTTGACCATCCGCATATTTTTTATAATTTTCAACAATGTCGCCTTGAATTGTGGCATCTGACTCGAATAATCGCGCAGAACTTTCAGCTTCACGTGACATATTTTTAAAATCTACTTTAGAACGATCAATCAAAGGAATAGAGTACCAACGATAAGGCGCTAGATTGTGATGATCAATCAACCACTGTATGGATGGTCCTTCTACCATTTCTTCGTATATATCTGTAAATCCTTCTCCGTTGAGTCTGTACGGTGTAGCAGTAAAACCTAATCTAGGAATTTCTTTAAAATGGTTATAGATATCCATATAAGTTTTCGCTTTACCATGATGTCCTTCATCCGTAATTATCAAAGATAGCTTTGGCAATTTATTTAACCTGTTCTTAGCCATTACAGCTGACAATATTATGACTTTTGATAAATCTACTTCATTTTGTTCAAGAGTTTCTCGAATGTTATCTAGTAACTCTCTCCTGTGGGCAAGAAATAGTACTGTGCCGCCTTTTCTTGTTGCTAATCGAACAATTTCTGCAATTACAACTGATTTGCCACTTCCTGGTGGCGATTGGATCAATACTCCCTTTTTCCCTTGAGATAGATGTTTTCTGGCTTCTTGAACTAGCTTAATCTGATACGGTCGGAGTTGATACATTCGGTTCACCGCCTATGAAGAACAATTCTTCTGCAGGTGTAGCTTTTCGTTCATCTAGTCTGTTCTTAGCATAAACAGCATCATTACCTTCTAAGATAATCCCTCGATTGCCAGTATCTGGATTGATAATCATTCGCCCAACGATATCAGTCAGACCCATAAGATTATCTCTGACACTATCTCTGATTTGTGGTGCATACTGATTAAATACTTGTCCGCGTTCAGTAGTTATTTCACGCTGATTTTCCCATGCAGTTACTAAAATATTGATGTCTTTTAATAGATAAATGGTAGTCATAATTCGAGCAAAATAGTTCGTCCATTGTGAGTAATCTTGAATTTCATTACTAATTCCATTTTTAGAAGATCTTCCACGTTCTACAAACCAGTCTTTTTCAAAACTTGAAATATTATCGATAACAAGATTGTCATAATTTGCAACTAGTTCAGGAGCCTCTTTAATAAATTCAGTAATGAATTCATGTGGTTTAACACGATCAAACGAGATCACATCCACATTAGGCAAACCTGCTAATACTTTTGAAGAATCATCCATATCCAACACTAAAGTCTTTCCTTTTAAAAATTGAACAAGTGACGTCTTACCTGTACCTGGTTTTGCATAAATCATTATTCTCCAGTCTTTATCACGAAGAATATCTGTTGCGCTTTTAATTTCCACGAATATTGCCTCCTATCTTATCCTCAAACCTTTTGTTTGGACGAGTTCAGCACCGGGAATATCTCCGTGCTTCAGTTCCTCCTTCAATTGCTTTTTATCCAATTTGGGAGGCATAGGGGTAAAGAATCCTTTTGGAATTAAGTTCTCATTGATTACGTTGACTGATACTGGATTATTTTGAATTCCAATGTTGAATAATTCGCCTTTAATCTTCGTTTTACCAGTCTTTTCCATTTCCTCTTGTAAATAGTGTTTGATACTCTTAGCATTGTTCAAAAGCGATGTCTTACGTTCCTGTAGACGTTTAATTTCACTATCGATTAACTCAGCTTTCCCTTCTACTTCTTTAACTATTTTTGCTAAGTTTTCTGCCTTATACTCGATCGCTTCATTAATCGAATCGAGAGTATCGCGAAGAATTTCTTCATCCAATTGTTCTGCCAGTTCCAGGACTTTGATATATGACTCGCTGAGTTGGTAAAGAGTTGCCATTCTTTTGCGCCTCCTTTAATAATTTTGCAATTTGTTCAAAAGCTAGGATTGCCTCATCTAAATCCAATTCCACAGAATCATCAATTTGTTCGAAAGCAAGGTTTGTTTCTTCAATATCACTTGCTTGATAGATACCAATTTTTCCATTGTCATAAAGATCAAATACTAAAATTCCTGACGCATCTATATTGCGCAGTTTGTATTCGTCTTTTAAAAAGATTCGATCTAATGTATCCGTTGCAATTAGCATTTACGGTTCATTCCTTTCTGTGGTAAAATATAGAAAGATAGTTATTTCCCTGACACGATCATGCTCGCCGGCGTTCGTGTCTTTTTTTAGTTTGATATTCAGCTTCATCTAACCCTGCGAACATCCAAACGAGGTAGACAATTACCCCGATCAAAGCTTGTTTGCTTCCCCAGACACTCAGCAGATAAATAATGATTGGTGCACTGAATACGATTGTTGTATTTAGTTTGTCCATAAATTTCCCTTCTTTGCTGTCATTATTTCCGAACACTTACCCGATATTTTATTGTGCTAGAACCCATGCTCTACATTTTTCTTTGTCGTAAAATTTTTGATCGCCTATACGCCCGAATGGAAGTCCTTTATCTTCCCACTTACGAATAGTTGCAGTTGATACTCCGAAGTATTTCGCTATCTCTATTTGCTTTAATACACGTTTATCAACTGAGGCATCTCTTCTTGCTTTTGCAATTTCATCAGTTATGATTTCATGAATGTAGCTACGAAGTGCTGCCTCATTTTCAGGCGTTAAGATTACTTCCATAATCCTGAACCTCCTATCGAATTCTGTAATCACGGATGATTTCTAAGATAGTTTTATTAGCTTTTGGTCCACTCCAATGGCCATCAATAATTTGTTGCATTCGAACACGCGTATATCCATATGCAGTAGCTAAATCTTCCATGGTTACTCCGTTTTCTCGCATAAAATTTTTAATTGCAGCGCGGCCATTATCTAGATTTGACATCCACTCACTCCCTTATATATAAATTTGCAAGTTAAAATGATAGAAAAAAGTATAAAATTATTGACTAATAGTATACAATCGTATACTATATAAGCATAGTTAAATAAGCCTACAACAAACCCTTTATTATGCAATCGGTCGCCAAACTTAATGCTATAAGGTGTGTTTTTAGTTTGCTTTTTTTTTCTATCAAATTAACTTACAAACAAATAATAATACAAACTTATACTTATGTCAACAGTATAATTTACATTTTGTGTACTTTTATTTGTTTAGGATTGGAGAACATTATTATGACACTGTTTGAAAGGATAAAATCATTAGCTAGTCAAAGAGATAAAAGCATGAAAGAAGTCGCTTTAGAATTAGGATTTAGCGAAAATCTTTTCTATCGATGGAAAACAACAGAACCCAAAGCAAGAGATTTGCAAAAGGTAGCTGACTATTTCGATGTCTCTGTAGACTACCTTCTAGGTAGAGAAGAAAGAGAAACCCCTAAACATGTGGATTTATCAGAAGACGATACTGTTTTTTCTTTTGATGGAAAAGAAATATCTAAGGAGACAATGCGTAAAGCGATTGCAATTGCTAAAGCTTTGGAAGAAAATGAATAGTTGGAGTGATGGGTTGTATGTATTTAAAGTTGAAAGAAATGCTGAGTGAGTATAATTTAAAGTTAATCTATATGGAAATGGAAGAACCAGGTTTTTATTATCCAAAACCAAGAATAGTATTTTTGAATGAAAAACTACACGAAGACAGTTCTGAAGCTTTTCATTTAGCCCACGAGCTCGGTCATTTCATTGCTTCACATTTTGAATATTCAGCACTGTACGATAACTCTACAACTTTTCATTCAAAGTTCGAAGCTGAAGCTGATAGAATCGCTATTATGATTCTACTTAATATCTTTATTGAGAATGAATTAACAGATGAATCTCAGTTCAAATTGGAAAATTTTATGGAATTCTATGCTATCAATAATAAGTTAAGAACAGAATGTTTTAATGTTTGCCAGTCATATTTCAAGAAAAAATACTCTTATGCACAGTAAAAAAAGCCCGTGCTGCAACACGGACTCATACCTCATTTCTGAGATCACAAATATATTATAACAAGAAATGAGGAATATTTAAATGGCAAAAAAAGTTATGGGTCAAGATGGGAAAATGTATAAGGTTAAAAAACCGTTTTATAAACGGGTATGGTTTTGGGTATTAATAGTACTTTTGTTTTTTGGTATTGGTGGTGCTCTAAGTGGCGGTGAAAACAAAGATTCAGCTACTGCAACATCAACAAGTACTAATAAAGAAACTACAAAAGAAACTACAACAAAAGAAGAAAAGACTTATAAAATCGGTGATGACGTTGCTGTAGGGAAAATGGAATACAAAGTAAACTCCGTTGAAGTAGTAAAACAAGTTGGCCCATCTGTACTTCCTACTAACGCAAAAGACACTTTCTTAGTAGTTGACTTATCTGTAAAAAATGCAGGTGATAAGGCTGTGACTGTTGATAGCTCATTCTTCAAATTAAAAGCAGATGGAAAAACTTTCGAAGCTGATTCGGCTGCATCTATGTCGGCAAATCAAGATGAAAATGGTAATATCACTAACTCTTTCTTTATGGAAAGCTTAAATCCTGATATGCAACAAACTGGTAAAATAGTTTTTGATATCTCTGAAGCCCAAGCAAATGCACAAAATAATGTATTGCAAGCACAAACAGGTTACTTTGGAACAGAGACAGTTTCAATTGCTCTTCATAACTAATTAGTATAAAAAACACGCCCACCGACCAAAGTTTGTGGACGTGGGATGTTAAACCTATAGTAGGCTTATTTACAGCTTATTAATCAAAGAAAAGAGGGGTAAAAAATGAAAAAAGTTAGCGTTATGTTGTTGTTAAGTACTGCTCTGCTACTTTCAGCTTGTTCAAATAATAAAAAAGCTGAATCAACAGATGCCACTTCTAACCAAGAAACAAAAATAAGTAAAACAAAAGAAACAACTGAAACCAGTTCATCTACTAGCAAATCTACATCTAAAACAGATTCTAGTTCAACAGTTACAAGCTCCAACCAAGTTACGGCGGAACCTAGCCCAACAGTTATAAGCTCCAGTCAGAGTACAATCCAAACCGCACCTCAAGAAGAAACTGAAACTACTGAAACTACTGAAACTACTGAAACTACTATAGAAGAAGTTACTCAAGAAGAAAGTGTTCCTCGTGAATACAGAAATGCATTGAGCAAAGCTGAAAGCTATCTAGGTTGGGCTGGTATGTCTGAACAAGGTTTGCGTGAACAACTAGAGTTTGAAGAATATCCAAGTGATGCAATCGATTATGCGCTGGCTAATGTTGATGTCGATTACAACGAACAAGCTTTGGCTAAAGCGGAAAGTTACGATGATTGGGCATCAATGTCAGATTCGCAATTGTACGATCAACTTATATTTGAAGGTTTTACAGATGAGCAAGCACAATACGCTTTAGATAACCTACCACAATAACTAATAAAAACACGCCCCACCGACCAAAGTAAGATCGTATAACTAAGGAGGTGATGCCAGCTATTTTAGTCCGAACACTTACCCGAGCGAAAGGACGAAAAAAATGGCAACATTCGAACAATACAAAAAGAAAAACGGTGAAAAATTGTGGAAGTTTCAAACTTATTTGGGAGTAGATCCCTTGACTGGCAAACAAGTGAGAACTACACGAAGAGGTTTTAAAACAAAAAAAGAAGCTCAATTAGCGCTGACCAAATTACAATTGGAATACGAAAGTAATGGTCTAAATAAGTCTAAAGAGTTAACTTTTCAAGAAGTATACGATCTATGGATTGTAAATTATGAGCAGACAGTAAAAGAAAGTTCTTTCGTTAAAACAAAAGAACAGTTTGCGAATCATATATTACCAGCATTTGGTGCTCTTAAAATCAACAAAATATCGATTGATATAGCTCAAAAGTTCGCTAATGAAAAGGTAAAAAGATTTGTGTTGTATAGAGAATTCATCAATAATGCTTCGCGTATATTTGATTATGCTATTAAATTAGGATATCTACAAGATAATCCTTTTAAAAAAATCACAGTTCCAAAAAGAAAGGTCTCTGTTCATGAAGAAAATACTTTAAACTTTTTTAATAAAGAAGAACTAGAAATCTTTTTGAAATCAGTAGAAAAGAAAAAAGATATTCGTATGTATTCTTTTTTTCGGACACTAGCCTTCACAGGGATGCGCGTAGGCGAGCTCTTAGCTCTCACATGGAAAGACATTGATTTTAACGATAATTATATCAAGATAAATAAAACTCTCGCCAGAGGAAAAAATAGACGCCTTTATGTAGAGCAACCTAAAACCAAAAATTCTAAGCGAGATATACCAGTCGATGATGAAACTATGAACATCTTGAAGAAATGGCGATTAGAACAAAGAAAATGGTTGTTAACATTGGGAATTAATACGTTAAGCAAAAATCAACTGGTATTTTCTAACCAGAAAAACGAATATCTCCAATTATCTAAGCCTCGTAAATGGTTAGAAGTGATTATCAAACAAAACAATCTTAAACGTATTACTATTCATGGTCTTAGACATACACATGCTAGTTTACTTTTAGAAGCTGGTGCAAATATTAAGGACGTACAAGAACGTTTAGGCCACTCGTCTATTCAAATCACTATGGATTTATATATCCACATTACAGACAAACGAAAAGAAAAAACAGCAGCGCAATTCGCAAAATATATCGGTATTTAA